GACGTTCGGGGAGAGAGGCACGTCGGTCTCAAGGTTGAACCAACGGGGCTCCTCTTGGACCTCGCGTGACTGGGTGTAGAGGATCGATAGTGCCGTGTTGCCAGACGGAGGAAGGTCCTCCAGATCGGCCACTGGGTCCTCACCGATGGAGGCCAGTAGTTCGTTCACGGCGTCGAGTTCGGAAGCGGGTCCGAGAGTTTCCATAGTACCTCACAAAAAAATAGCCGAGGCCCCCGTAGGGACCCCGGCGATTTGGTTTGGTTGGCTTACGCCGTGACGACTTCGATCGCCATTTCCGGACGCAGAATGCCGTGGCCGACCGCGAAGCGGGCAACCAGAGCGGTAGCCTGCCAGAGGGTCAGGTACTCGGACTGCATCGACAGCGACATCAGACGGCAGGTGCCGACCGCGCTGCGGTGGAAGATGGACATCGCGGTGTTCGCGAAGTTGCCCTGATACTTGGTCGGGCCGGTCGTGACGTTCGAGTTCGGAACGTTGTTCGACTTGATGATGTTGATGCCGGCGAGGCTTTCGATCTTGCCGTCAGCAATACCACCGCGACCACCCCAGTCCTTGTTGACCAGATCGGTCGTGGCCGCAGCCGCGTAGAAGGTGACCGGCTTCACGAAGGCGTTGCGGTCGCTGTCAACGATGTTGTTCTCATCGAACTTCTGCGCCGCAGCGAACATGGCCGCCTTGATCAGTGCGCCGTCCGTGCGGACGTTAGCGCCACCGACGATCACCGAGCCGCCCGGTTCACCAGTGATGGTGGCCGTAGCGCGGGCTGCGAGGACTGCCGTGCGGGCAACGTTCGTGTCGAACGCCAGAGCGAGGGCTTCACCGAGCTGCTTGGTGTACTCGGAGCGCACGTCGTAGTGCGACTTGGCCTCGTCAATGTCCGCGATCATGACGTTTGCCAGGAGCAGATCGTCAATGGTGATCACGCGCTCGTTGTGAGCAATCGGCGTACCGACGAGCTGGGTGCCCGGCGTGTGGTAAGCAGCCGAGATGCGGCCGGTGGCCGGGAACTGGGCCGACTTGCCGCTGGAGATTTCGCGGATCAGGTGCTTGTCCTGATACACGCAGTTCATGTTGAAGGCCGTGAGGACTTCGCCCGAAAAGATTTTCAGGTTGAGGGCGTCAACGTCACCGGCGAGATTGACTTGGCCGATGCGGGAGACGGAAAGGTCTGCCATTTTGGTGTTTTCCTGTGTGCGATTGGAGGGATGATCGGTCCGACCAGAAGCGCCCCGCAGGAACACGAGATTGTCCGCTCAAGGCCCCCCTCGGGGGACGGTTGGCGGGTCAAGGTTCTGTTTGGTGTTTCTTGGGAACCTGTAGGGGCCGGAGCCCCGAAGTCGCCGCCGAGTGGGCAGCACGACTATGGTCCATCGCATTCAGGAAATTGGCTGGAACGGAAGGGATCGAACCTTCATCGACCCGTTAACAGCGGGCTGCTCTACCATTGAGCTACATTCCAAGATGACCTCCCCGGTGCGCTTCTTCGAGAGGCGGGGGAGGTTCTATTTCACGCGGCCAGAAGGGCCACGAGTGTGGGCCTAAAGGCATTCGCCCATAGGACCTGACCGGCATCGTTGAAGTGAACGATGTCGATGTAGTAGGTGGAACTCCACGTCGCGAACTCGGGGATCGCGTCGAGGTCCACGAGGACTGTTCCGGCCTTCAGAGAGGCGTAGTTGGCGCGGAGCCAGGTGTTGTAGGCGGCTCGCGGACCCGCAGTCTCGGTGGACCGATAGGGCACCGTGGCGACCACCAAAGTCTGGTTGGCGTGGAGGCCAGCCGCATAGGTTTGCATGTCGGCTTGCACCTGTGCCGCTGTTCGGCCTGCGGTGAAGTCGTTGATGCCCGCGCCGCCAACGATCACGATGTTCTTGGCGAACGCCGCGTCATACTGGGTGGTCACTCGGGCAGCGACGGCGGCGGCCATGGACTGGAGGGTCTGCCCGCCAACACCCATGTTCGTCGCGTAGAGCGGCGTGGAGATGGAGGACAGAAGCCGCTTGGGCCACGTCAGGTTCTTGGTATTGCCGGAGCCTTCGGTGCGGCTGTCGCCATCGAAGACGACCTTGGCTGAAGCCAGAGCCGGGGTGAGGACCGAGCACTGCGCCATCAGGGCCGTTTCGACCAAGAGGCAGTCAGCGTCGGAGAGTGTGGCGTTGTAGGCGACGTAGGCGATGATATCGAACTCGCCGTCGTAGCCGCTTGGGACCGTGCCGTTCCAGCGACCGAAGCCCTTACCCGTGACCGTGCCGGCGGCTGGTGCCGTGGCAACGTTGAAGGTGGCCTTGTTGAGGCCGAACTGCTTGCCGCCCGTGCCGCCACGCCAGCGCATGACGCATGGATGGATCGGCGGGATTTGCTTTGGCGTCGAGACGCTCGTGTAGGGAGACGTGTTGTTGCCCAACAGGCCGACGTTCGTGGTCCTTGTGTAGAGTGAGACCGTCGTCAGATCGGCGGGCATCGAGCCGTAGTAGTTGTCGTTGAACGAGAAGCTCGGGGCCAGAAGGTAGAACTCGGTGAACGCCGATTTCTCGATGGTCGGGCCGGTCGTGCAGGCTGTGAACTTGGAGCGAACGTCTACCGCCAGCGGGGAACTGTCGAACGAGATGGACGGGGCTGCATTGTAGCTGGCCTCGGCGTAGACACCGGGCTGGTTGGCCTTGGTCGCTTGCTCCTGATGGAAGCCGTTGCCGCTCTGATCGTACCACTTACGGAGGCCGAGAGAGCTGCCACCACGGAAGGCGGCGGCGGCGTCAGTGTCGAAGTATTTGGAGCCGAAAGCTATGTCCTGCTCAACGTCATCGCTCGCACGTTGGACGCGGAGAGCGGGACCGGAGTAGGCAGAGACGAGCTTGGTCGTGCCGTAGACAACGGCGGGCGCCGCAGAGACGGTTGGGAGGAATGTTGGGGTGGCCGGGACGACTACTGCGGTCGACCCCAAGAGAACGCTGCTAAGGACGCTGAAGACAGCGCCCCTAGTCACGGACTTGACGTAGGCCATCAGACGTAGAGGTTGACCGTAACGGTGCCGGACGTGTAACCGCCGGTCTTGACACCTACGCGGAAGTTCCAGCCGGAGCCTGCGCGGCCCGTCTTCTCGGCGGGAGCGGTGTAGCTGTCAACGTCGGCCCATGTGGTGCCGTCCTTCGAGCGTTGCACGACGACCGTGGCGACGAAGGTGCCGGAGATGCTGATGTCGAACTCGTCGCCGGCCTGAATGAAGACGGCGGGAGTGAATGTGTTTTGGGCGGTGATGTCCATCATTTATCCTTGTGAGAAAATGCCTCGTAGAAGGCGATGAGGCGCTTTCCGCAGGCCACCTTTTGGGCCTCGGAGAGCTTCAAGGACGCGATGAGGGCGAGCACCTGTTTCTTGGTCATGGCCCCCTTCTTGGGAGCCGCCACGATCTGCTCGAAGCAGACACGAATGTCGGCCGGGATCGGGGGAGGGGGGAACTGCTTGGAGCTAGTCCCAAAGGTCACGCAGCCGGTCAACGTCAGCGCCACTAAGGCACTCGTGCAGACCGTCCGCAAGGTTGTCCGCATAGTCATCGAGAGCGGCCTTCCGTTTTGAGAGTTCGGTGAAGCGTTGGGCGTCCAAGGCCGCAGCCTTTTGGTCAGCCAGCAGGGCCTCGTTAGCCACCGTGCGGGCAGCTTCAGATGCCTTCAGTTCAGCCTGTAGGGAGACGATAGCTGCCTCTTGGCGAGCCTCTGCCTTACCCTTCTGGTACAGCGCGATCCCCGTGACGAACAAAGCCAAAAGGCTCATCGTCAGGATCACTAATTTCCAGTTCTTGAGTACCCACAGCATCAGCGGCGGTTCCTTGTATGTTGGTGAAGGTTTCCAGCGCCCGCTTGAAGTCGAAGTGTCCGACACCGACGTAGGCCCCATAGAGGGAGCCGATGAGGGCCAGACAGCCGGCGACGACAGCCGCGCCCTGCCCAGTGCCCACGCCATAGAAGGCAAGGCCCCAGGCGAGCACCGTGTTGACCGCGAGAGCGATCTTTGAGGTGCGCCGCTTGGAGGTCTTGGTGATCACAGGAGGTGGCCGAGTTCGTCCTTGCGCACGTCGAACGACGGGCAGGCTTTGGCGGCGTACTGGTTGTGGCCGGAGACCTTCTTCAGGCCGTACTTGGCGATGGCGGCCTCGGTGAGGGCGATCATCGTGGCCCGCTGGGCGGGAGTGCGGGTGTCCTTGGGGGTCTTGGCGTCTTTCGCTAGTCCACCAACGTAGACGTAGCCGATGGTTCCGGAATTGTGACCTTCGACATGGGCTCCGATCTGTTCCTCGGGGCGACCGTCGTGGACGGTGCCGTCGAGATACACGACCTTGTGGTAGCCGATGCCGCTCCAACCCCGAGCGCGATGCCACGCATCAATTTCCTTGACGGTGACTTCGCGGCCTTCGGGGGTGGCGGTACAATGCCAGATCAGTTCTTTGATCGGGCGTATTGCAGTTTTCCTTTAGATCGAGGAACGGGCCAGCTTGGCCTTGACGGCTTCGCGGAAGGCCGGGTCCTTCTGGTACTCGGGCTTGGCCTGATCGTTGAGCATCTGCTGGAGGCTCGTGTAGACATCGCCGCCGCCCTGCGGAGTGTTCGCCGGGTTGAGCAGCTTGGACGGGGAGCCCTTCGCCTTCACGTAGTCAGCCTTCAGGGCCTTGATGGCCTGCTCGGCGCGGTTCTTGTCGCCGGAGTTGACGGCATCGTTGAACGTCTTGACCTTGGCCGCGTCGTAGCCGGTGGCGGCCCATGAGGTCATCTTCACCAGCTCGTCAGCACCACCAGCGGCGGCGTGAGCGTGAGCAACATACCCGTCAGCCTTCGACCGGCGGTACTCGATGAACTCGTCAACAGTGCCTTTGTCGAAACCGGCCGCTTCGAGCTTCGTGTAGTGCTCGTCCGACAGCTTGCCTTCCTTGTCGAAGTGGGCTTGGACTTCGGCCATGTCGAGACCGGCGCTTTCTGCGGCGTTCTTCGCGGCCTTGTCGTCGGCGTCTTCAACAGTCTCATCGGCAGGCTTCTCCTCGGTAACCGCGCTCTCTTGCTCTTGGGCGGCTTCCTTCGGGGCACCTACCTTCTTCTCCAGTTCGCCATACGACTGGAGGAGGGCTTCGGTGCGGATCGACTTGGTTTCGGGGTCCCAAAACTTCTCGGGAATGTGGGCCGGACGTGCGTCCTGAACGGGGGCCTCGGCCGGTGTCGGCTCGGAGGTGATGTTCAGCTCGACGGCACCACCCATTAGGCGATCCTCGTCTTCACGGTCACGCCGAAAGCGGACTTGCTTACGATGTAGGTGGCTTCGCCTTCAACGACGATTTCTTCGTTGCCTGCGAGGCCGGTCTTAAGGTCTTCGAGGGCCTTGGCGTCTTCCGCCTTCGACCGGGTGCCGGTGTTGATTTTGCTCATGCTGTCGGTGTCTCCATTGACTTTTGGGCCATACCGCCGAGTTGGTTGACGGCGTTCGGGCCGAGCTTGTCCACGAGCTGCTGCATCATGGCCTGCTGCTGCGCGGCTTGGCTTTCTTCAGCCGTCATGATGAGGCCGGCGGTCTCGACGTTCAGGCTGTTAGCCACACGTTGAGCAAAGCCGTCCCACTTGATGGTCTGGACTGCGGGGGTGTCCGCGATGATTGCCTTGAACTGGATGAGATTGGATAGGTCGTTGCCACGTCCAAGTGCATCCATGCCAGTGACCACCTTCGGGAAGACGATCCCTTGGGGAAGCTCCGGGAGTGAACCTCGGCGTTCCAGGCATTTGATCAAGACGGTAGCGAGCGGGAGCTGAAGGTCCACCGCTTGGACGGAGTAGGTTCCGCCGAGGGTGTCTTCCAGTTCGCGAGCCATGTAGCGGATTTCTTCCGCCGTGACGCGCTCACCCGGCCGCTGGATCGCGGTGTTGAGGAGGAAGGCGAACGCCATACGCTGTTCGAGCGTGGCGATCATTTCCTTGGCTACGCGGAAGTCGTTGTATCGCTCGATCTGGAGGAACGTGATGTCCTCGGCGTTGCCCGCGATGGGCTCACCGTTGACAGCAGTCATCAGATCGCGGACCGAGGTGGAACCGTTCGGGTTCACCATGGGGATCACGCGGGAAGCGATAGCGACAAATTCGCGGATCGATTTCGAGAGGCTTTCGAGGTGGGCGAGGTCGCCCGAGTATTCCTCGACAAGGCCACGACCGTAGTCCTCGCCATCGACCTTGTTGTACCGAAGGGCTAGGAAGGGCAGCTCCTCGCGGAGGTACGTGCCTTCAGAGCCGGGGACAACAATGCCTTCGATTTCTTGGTAGACCTGATACTGGCCCTCATCGTTCAGCACGATATGGGTGAACAGGAAGAAGGGCTTGTCGGACGGTTGCGTCTGGACCCCGTTCTCAAGCGGCGCTCCGGGTGGGAGTGCTTGGGTCGGGATTTGCTTCTTGATTTCCTCCGGGATCGCAGCGAGCGCGATGCTCTCCTTGACCACGGCTTCCAAGAGGTTCCCTGCCGGGTCCCTTTTGACGACGTACTTGTCCATACGGTAGACGCGGCAGCGGCCTTCCTCGGTGATGTAGAGGAGGACGTTTCCGCTGACCACGAGGAGCCGGAGGGCTTCATAGAGGTCGGAGCGGAGGGCTCGGCCTTCCACGTCGGTCATGACGCGGCGCACGAACTGCCCAAAGGCTTTGTCTACTTCGTCCTTGGCACCCTCCTGGCCGGAGATTTCGGCGGCCGTCATGTCGTCCACTTCCATCTTGAAGAAGGGGGCGTTCGGCGGGAAAAGTGCCAGCAGCATCTTGGCTGCGACGTTATTTACGCCACGAGCCCCGAGGCTCTGTTCTGGCGTGATGAAACTGGTGGAACCGTTGCTTGCTTCTTCGGGGAGCAGCGTCGGAATGGTGAGCTTGGCACAAACCCGTGCCCGGTCCAAATACGGTCTGCGCTGGCTTTCGAGAATGCCATAGCGCGATGCCGCTGCGCCGGCCATGAAGCTTAGACGTTAACTCCGGAGGCAGGACCGCCAGAGGCTAGGTCGATGCGGAGGGATGAACGGCCTTTGCGCTTCTTGTCGCCAGTGTCGGTGTGGATCGGAACCGGATCGGGTGCCTTCTCCGGAGCCTCTGTAGGCTTAGGGACGATGTTCGCGACCTTTTCGGCCTTAGGTGTGCACATAGATGGTTTCTTCCTGTCGGTTATGTTGGAGCCGGAGGTGGCGGACTAGCCGCCGCTCTCCTGCTTTCATCCAAATCTCCCGCTCGGTGTCCTTTGGGTCGGGACACTTCTCGGGATACAGGCGGTCCAGCCATGCGATCACTTCGGCGGAGATCGGCGGAACTTGCTGTTCTTGGCTCATGAATTGTTCCTAGGGTGTGTCGTAATCAGTACGGACCCGAGAGGGCCAACCTGACCTTTGACGCCAACTCATACAGCGAGCCGTCGTTGACGATCACCTCGTCAAACTCTCGGTCCTCCAGCAGGCCCTCTGAAGGGTGACTGTTGGTCGGCTCTTGGCCCGGTCGGTACACCTTCCAGACCTGTCCGCCTTCCTTCCGGATCGCGAGGTACTCATTTGGAAACCGCACGTCGTCAATGATGAGCATGTCCGGGCGACTGTCGTTCAGGACCGCCTTCAACCATATGTCCCGGTCGACCAGCTCGCGGCCCCACTCGGTCCCTACGGTCTGCGCAAGGTAGCGAGGGGTGACCCCCAGCTCGGGCAGGACGTGCTCCTTAAGGTCTCCGTAAAGCATCCGCTCGGTGGTCTCATAGTCGTACCCGAAGGTTGCCAAGAGTGGCCGGATCATTGCCTTGAGAGCATCGGCGAAGCCCTTGCGGACGAAGCCGTATTTGCCCAGCTCTCGGGCCACCTCACTCTTGCCCGACTGGGGGGCCGGGGAGTAGAGGCCGATGATCATTTGCTCGGTGTCCAGAGTATCGGTTCCTTTCTCTTGTAATCGTAATCTTCGGTGCGGAGGATGCGGGCTACCCGCGCTGCGGAGAGGGCGTCAGCCTCGGTGAGACCGGCCTTCTCGTAGTGGGAGACGATGCACTCCCACAGGTTGTCGTGGCCGGCCTGCGCCAACCATTGGACCCGCGTCTTGCCGGCGTTCTTTCCGCGCTTGATTTCCTCCTCGGTGCGGACCAGCAGCCGACGCTCGTCCACGATTTCTCGTGACCGGACGTAGCCGATGTTGGGACAGCCACCGTAGCCGTCCACCATGTCCCCCGAGAGGGTCTGTGCGTAGAACTCACGGTCGGCCTTCTCGACGCTGACAGGGACCGGCTTGGTGTCCTTCTTGGGGTTCCAGTGGAGCCCCGGAACCGAGCGAAGGTCCTTGTCCTCGGTCACGCACACCTTCTCTCCGGTGACCACCTTGGGGTTCGTCAGGAGGATGCCGAGTACGTCGTCGGCCTCCAGCGTTGGCCGCGTGAAGGTCTCGTAGTTCTCCTC